CTTCCCCGGGCACTCCCAGGGGTACTTGCTCAAAGACAACTACAAGGTCGACCAGGGTACCTGCGAGATCATCCCTCGAGAGCTGGGTCTGGGTGACAGCGAACGTCCTGAGAAGTGGATGTTCACCATGCTGAACTCCGCTCAGATCGTCCAGGCTGAGCCCTTCGAGTCATACCACGGAATGCACCCTGTAGCCATTACGGAACCCATGGTTCAGGGCTATGGCTTCGGCAACGCCGGTACGGTGGACTTCATCGCGGCACTCCAGGATGCCATTTCGTGGCTCTACAACAGCCATCAGGACAACGTCCGCAAGGTCATCAACAATGACCTGATCGTTGCACCAGACATGATCGTCATGAAAGACCTGAAGCCTCAGAACAACGAGGTTTCTCGGGTCATTCGACTCAAGCGGACTGCCCTTGGCCAGGACGTGAAGAACGCAATCAGTCAGTTGCCCGTCGAAGACGTCACTACTGGCCACATCAAGGACATCCAGGTCTTGCTCGGTATCATCGAGCGGATCTCTGGAGCCTCCGACAACCTCACGGGTATTCAGGATGCCGGTGGTCGAAAGACTGCGACGGAGATCCGTACTGCGGCGGCCGCAGCGGTCAACAGGTTGGCGTATTTGACGAGGCTTATCTCGGCCCAGGCCTGTGTGCCTATGGCCGAGCAAATGGCGATCAACAACCAGCAGTACCTCAGCGATGAGTTCTACATCACCATCACAGGCCAACAAGGGGGTCAGGCTCCAATTCGTATCACTCCTGATATGCTGGTTGGTGACTTCCATTTTCCTGTGCATGATGGTACGTTGCCCTTGGATCGCGTAGCGTTGCTGGATGTCTGGAAGGAAATGTTCGGGATGCTCCTCCAAGTAGAACCCCTTGCTCAGAGGTATGATCTGGGCAAGATATTCGAGCGCACGGCGGAGCTCGGAGGCATCAGGAACATCGAGTCCATGCGGACGCAGCAGATGCCGGACCAGCAGGTCCAGGCTCAGGCTCAGCAAGGCAACCTTGTTCCGATCACTCCCGAAATCATCCAGGGTCTCAATGGAGACCAGGGCTACAACCCGGCGATGGGTGCTCTCCAGTGACGTTCGACAAGTTCATGGATGGGCTGCCTGAACTGTCTCGTGGAATCACCGCGGATGACAAGGCTGTGCTCAAGCAGTTCCTCCAGCACCCGAGTATGCTGGTCGTCCTGGCTGAGGTCATGTTCGAGCGAAGTCAACTCGCCGCGGACCTGCTTGGGGCGGATATGAAGTTCTACGACAACGCTGACAAGGCGTTGTACTCGGTCGGCAAGATTCAGGGCGAGGCTATGGGACTTCAGAAGGCCATTGCCAAGCTCTTCGAACTCTCCGGGCTCGACAACGAGGAGCCTGAAGAGGCCAATACCCCTATCACCGAAGAAGAGGAAGAGGATCAGAAGTATGCTTGACGAAATCCCCTCCACCGAAGAGATCATGGAGACTCCTGAGCCGGCCCCGGAGCCCATTCCGGAGCCCGTTCCTGGTGGTCTCGAAGACGCCCCGAACCTCACGCACGAAGATGTGTTCAACTTCGATCCCTTCGCCGCAGGCGCCGTTCCGGATGCCCCTCCGGCCGAGGGTGATGTGCAGGACGATGGTACCGCGCCGGCCCCTGTGGCTCCTGCGGCTCAGGCACCGACGATTACTCCTCCGCCGGCTCCTGTAGCCCCGCCTCCGGCTCCGACGGTGGAGCAGCTGATCGAGCAGAACCGGATGCTGGCAGAGCAAAACCGCCAGATCCTGGAGATGATCGCCAAGCCCCAGGTAGCTCCAGCCGCCGCTCCCACCCCGCCGAAGCCCGCAGAGATCCCGGATTACGGCTTCGAGGTTCCGCAGCAGATTCAGCAGATGCTGCAATCCGAGGACCCTGCAGTTCAGACTCGTGGTCTTGCCGCCCTGATCGCGGGAATGGCCAAGACCGTTCATACTCAGGTTCGTTCTGAGTATGAGGCCAAGCTGACCGAGGCTGTTCAGTCGGCCCGACAGACCTTCGCAACGGATACCCAGCGGGCCCAGACCGCGGCTTCGGTGTTCAACGATTTCTATGGAAAGTTTCCGCAGTTCAATCGACCTGAACTGCGCGACCTCGTGGCTTCGGCCACGAAAGCAGTGGTCTCGGAGACCCAAGCATCGCAGTGGAGCACGGGCCTTCGAGACAAGATCGGAGAGAGAGTCTCTCAGATCATTTCCAGTGTGAGTGGAAATCCACCGCCCTCGGCCGAGCAGCGAGTCGTGGCCCCTGCCCCGACCGCTACCACGCCGCGGCGTCCGAACGCTCCGCCGCAAATGCGCGGCTCGAGCGTCAGGCCCGCGCGGGAAGCTCAGCCTGAACCGGGTACGCAGGAAGCTCACATCAATGAAGTAGTTTTCGGAGTGAAATAGCAATGGCCATTCAAGGCTTGCGCGCAACGGACGACTGGCAAGCAGACCAGCGCCCGAAGGATTGGCTCGAGACCATCCTTCTTCTCTTTCCGGCCACGAAGCAGCAGGCACCGCTGACGGCCCTGCGAACCGTCATGTCCAAGAAGGTCGCGACGGACCCCGAGTTCAACTGGTTCGAGAAGAAGTTCGACGACCAGCGACTCGCCCTGACCGCTTCGATCACCAACGTCGCCACTGCCATTCCGGTGGTGGACGGCTCCGGAGTCCGCACCGGCCATCTGCTCTATGCGGAGCAGACGGGCGAGATCATGCGGCTGACGGCAGATCCGGTCTCGCCCTATACCACAGTCACGGTGGCTCGTGGTCAGGCGGGAACGGCAGGGACGGCCATCACCTTCGGTGGTGCTGGTGTGAACCCGAATCTGCTGGTGATCGGTACTGCGCACGAGGAAGGATCGGGGGCTCCGTCGGCGATCAGCCGGAACCCGATCAAGCGCAACAACTTCACCCAGATCTTCCGGAACACGCTCGGTATGACGCGAACTGCCAAGCAGACCCGCCTTCGGACGGGTCAGCAGGTCGCCGAGTCCAAGCGGGAGTGCCTGGAGTATCACTCGGTGGAGATGGAACGCGGCTGCATCTTCGGCAAGAAGGCCGAGGATCTGGCTGGTACCACACCTCGTCGGTACACCCAGGGGCTTCTGGACTTCATCACGCTGAACACGCCTGCAGATCAGATCGTGGACTGGCTCGCTGAGACGAACCAGGACATGGTCACCTTCGAGACGATTCTGGAGCGGATGTTCCGCTTCGGCAGTACGGAGAAGGTTGCGTTCTGTGGAACCAGGGCGCTGCTGACTCTCCAGACGCTGGTTCGTATCAACACCCAGTACAACATCTCCGCCAAGGAGAAGGAGTACGGGATCAGCGTCATGCGCCTTGACACTCCGTTCGGAACGCTGGTGATCAAGCGTCACCCGCTGTTCGATCGAATCACAGGCGGCATCACGGCAGCCACGCCCTACTTCGGCATGGACTCGTCCATGGTCATCCTGGACATGGCGAGCATCAAGTGGCGGTTCCTGCAGGGCTCGGACACGCAGTTCGAGTCGAACCTCCAGGCCAACGGGCTGGACGGAATGCTCTCGGGCTACCTGACGGAAGGTGGTTACGAGTGGCATCACCCGGACACCTTCGGCTGGATCAAGAAGTTCACCATCGCCGAGAAGGACGCCTAGGGGAAGCTAGCCCCGCTGGGGGCCTGGTGGTATGTAATGGGCGAAAACGCCCAATATGTATCATCAGGCCCCTTCCTCTGGAGCCCTCATGAACCTTAATGACTTTCATGCTCTGATAGATGACTTTGCGAACGAGGGTGGAGTCCAGGATACTAGGATTCCTACGCTCGTAAGACAGGCTGCGCTGTTCTTGGAGCGCAACTACAACTTCCAGTACATGAAGGCCCAAGTTACCTTGACCTTCGCAACCGCAGAAGATCCGGTAGCTGTAAGTCTTGGCCGGCGTGTCAAGACTATCATCTCTGGTGAGGTTCGAGAGTTCGAAACCTTGGTAGGTATCAAGCAGGTGGCCTTTACGTCTGATCCTCATGCCATCTTGGACGATGAGGAATTTGAGCAGAAGTTGCCTGTGCTGAAGTTTGTGGATGCCAACTCCGAGACTTGGATCAAGCCACTGCTTCCTCTTACGGAAGATATAGACATCCATGTCTGGTTGGTAGTACTTACAGCTTGGCCTACTAACAACTTTGCCGACTTCGAGCACCCGCTCATCGACCGAGCTGAGGATGTGCTCTTGGCCCGCTCAATCATGAACCTGGGCTCAGTGACGAAAGATCCTGAGCTTCAGCAGTTCTATCAGGCTCAATATCAAGAGGGACTTAAGACCCTTCTTGATTCCGACTTCGCATTCAGCATTGAGGAGTAACGATGTTCAAACTTCTGCCCATCCTGCTTGCGCTCTTCCTTGCTACCTCGAGCTTTGCGGCCGCCAAGTCTGGAGCCGGTGATCCCAACGGGAACGCTGGTTGTAGCACCGCTGGTGAGATCTACCTGGACACCACTACGGAGATCATCTGGCACTGCCTCACCGCTGGTGACAAGGTCTGGTATAGTGGAGGAGTGGGTGGCGTCACCAGCTTTGTCTCTCCTGCCGTCTCTCCCGTCGCTGGCGACACGACGCTTGACTCGGTATGGCCGCTGTTCGAGTCACGGATCAACGATGTGCTGATCCGAGTCTACGACTACTCAGGGCTCGAGCCAGCCTTGAACATCGGCTCAACTGGCTTCATTGGAGATGCGGCCTTTGCAGCCGCCTGCAACGCGGCTGGGGTCGAGTCGGTCGCCTTCGTAACCGACACCTCAGACTGTTCAGGTCTTGGAGGTGGCATCGGCGTTCTATGCCAATGCAAGCACAATGGGGCAGCTTACTACACCACACCCTACAAGGGCACGACTCAGCATTGGGGATACGCGACGCTTATTGCTGATCCAGGTCCGTTTGATTACTACTTTCACTCGACGATCGACTGGCCTGATCCGTGGTTGCGGCTCGGCGACGTAGCACCCGGCGACTGCTCACAGATGCAATTCGCAGGCGGGGGGATCTCGAGTCACTTCACCATCGAGGCCGGCATGACCTACCTGGCTCTGTGGCAGGTAGCTATGTCGGACAATCCTTCGGTCTCGGTCGCCGAAGATGAGGTACAGGACAGCATCGTCTTCTATGGCTTCACCGACGAGGACATCGTCGGGAACGCGAACATCCTGATCGACCCGGCTGGAGTGGCAAGCGCCGACGCTGCGGTTATTCAGGCAAACGTGGTGAATGGCTTTGGTGTGCTCTGGCACGGGCCGACGCAGAAGTTCTACTCCGTTTGGATCAGGTCCAACGCACTCACAACTCGAGTGATGTGGGATCTTACGAATGCGTCTGAATTCTCGAACTTCGTCGGTCAGCGCCGAGCGATCTTGTCGAGCGTGACGGGAAACCATCAAGTGGCCACTGGCGACAATGCGCTCAAGTTCGGAGCCTACGACCATGGGCTTTCCATCATGCGAAGCGTAGCCTGGACGCCATTCTTGGAGGTGTTGACGACGGGGGCTCCGGCGAACGGCTCTGACCTCGTCCCATTCATAACGGTCTGCTCGAAGACCGGAGGCACGAACAACGCAGAGGCGTTTCTCGGTAGAACGAAGCTCATCACCGGGGAAACTGGTAACTAGTAGATCAGTTGACGCCGTAGCAGGAGATCTTGCTGATGCAGCTTCCCCCTGACGCCAAGAGCTTGTGGTCCAAAGTGTCACCGTCGGTGCTTGGCTCCGCGTTTCTACTTTTCATCATCTTCCAGTTCCTCAAGGACTTCGGGTTTGGACCTACCCCGAAGACTGATCCGAATATCTATGCTCTCATACACGAGCAGAATCGGATGCTTTCGGAGCTGACACTCGGGTACGCACCTCGCGACCCGACCACTTTTGCTCCGATGTGGACTGTGATACGCCAAGAGATGCGGGCTCAGGATCGGGAGCAGATTCGCATTATTGAGCAGCTTATACGGGAGCTGAACAAGAATACTGCTGCCATGCGTGGGCTGGGGTTTGAGCTTGAAGACAGCTCTCATAGGGCTCCAATTCGAGAACCGCAGCGCGAGGCAAAAGCAGAATCCTTCATCGACAGATTCTTCGGGTGGATGAATGAAGGCTAGTGCTAAGCTCAGGATGGCAATTCGCGAGGAAGAGACTTTCTCGGCGAAAGTCTACGACGACGGCAACGGTGTAGCCACACAAGGCTGGGGGCACACCGGGCCTGACGTGGCCTTCGGCAACCCCGACTGCGACCTTAAGAAGGCTCAGCTCTGGTTCGACGGGGATATCAGCAAGGCCGAGCGTGAGGTCGATCGCCTCGTCAAGGTCACCATCACTCAGGGCATGTACGATGCCCTGGTGAGCTTCGAGTTCAACTGCGGTGGCCTGGAGTTTCTAGTTGATAAGAAGCCTCGGCCCTCCAGGGCCCTTGTTGCTATTAACGAGCGTCGTTGGAACGACGTTGCTGAAGAACTTATCAAGTGGAACATGGACGGTGGCAAGGACCGCAGGGGTCTGCTGAGCCGCCGTGCGCGCGAGATCCTGTTCTACACGTCGGAGAGATATCCGACATAGGGGGAGCCTTGACGGTCAATATCAGTCGAACGATGGTCAAGCAGGTGATTCGAGTGGTGGCAATCGGCCTGGCTCTGGGGGCGTCCACCTCATCGGGGGCTGAGGTTCTGCGCGACGTGGGAGTTGCCAGCCCCGAGTTTCGAGCCCTCTTGGTCATGCTCCTTGGTGGGGGCGGCGCCTCCATCAAGATGGGTGAGATGAACGAGAAGGTGTGAAGGTCCTTTCCATCATGTCTCCGAGGCCCCGGGTTGAGAACTGGTCTCAACGGGGCCTCGTAAGACTGACAGAGAATCTGTCGGGAGCATTCAGCGCTGGGCCCTATGGCACGCTGATGCTGCATCTAGGAGCAGGGCTGTGGTCTGATGGGGCCTCAGTCCCGAACATCCTGTGGGGAGTATTGGATGCGACTCCCCTTCAGCTCCTGACAATGGCTCTGTTCCATGATGGGGGTTACAGGAAGGACGCCGTCTGGACTCTTCTAGACGGTTCTACCCGACCAATCGAGCGATCTGCAGCTGACGACATGGCTGAGGCCGTTGCTGGGTGGTCCGGAGCCTCGTGGTACGACGGCCGAAAGATCCGCTATGGGCTTGGTGCCGGAGCCTCAGGTTCTTTTCACAAGAAGGACCTCCTTTGGGAGCCTACATGAGTGAACTCAAGGTCAAAGGCTTCGTTGAGCTCAAGCTCTATAGGGGTCCGAAGCTCGAACGAATCATCAGTGGTGAGAATCTTATCACTACTGTCGGCAAAGACGCCATCATGCACAGGTTCAATGCGGATGGCTCACCTCCGGCAAAGCCCTCCTTCGTTGCCTTCGGGACCAATGGCGGAGCCGTCGATGCTTCGCAGGTCGCTCTCTTGACAGAGAGTGTAGTAGTAGCAAGAGCTGCACTTACAGGTGCACGCAATGGAAGCGTCTGCGCTTTTACTGGAAGTGCTGCCAGTGGAGTCAGTGCTGAGACCATACTGGAAATGGGGATCTTTAGCCTCGTTGCAGCTGGTGTCATGTACGCAAGGTTTCTTCCTCAGTCCTTCTCATTCGATGTTGGACTGGTAGTCGCAATCAACTGGACCATTACCATAGGGTGAGAAATGGCAGTAACACAGCTCCCTGTCGGTGTCAACAAGCAAGATCTGAGCGATCCTGACTGGCATACTGGGCTCAACGGTGGATTCGATGCTCTAGATGCTCGCTTGAGGTACACCAGTACGACCAGTCCCGAGGGCGTGTTCGTTGGACGCTGGGTAGGCCAGCGGCATTACGATACCCTCCGACATGCCTTTTGGGTATTCACAGGAACACCTGGAAACACTACCGGCTGGGTTCGAGAAATTCCCCAGGGCGTAGTGATGATGTGGTCTGGGGCCATTGGAAGCATCCCTGCTGGATGGGTGCTTTGCAATGGTGTACTGCACGCCCCGACAGGGTACACACCGCCGAATCTCAGTGGCAAGTTCATCGCTGGCTACGACGCTGGTGATGCAGACTACAACGCCATCGGAGATACTGGTGGAGAAAAGACTCACGTCTTGACCGAAGCTGAGATGCCTGCACATGCTCATCCGGGTTCAACGACTGGCAGCGTGAATGCAAGTCTCGGAGTCATCAGTCTCTTCGGAACAGGGAACGATAACAACCGTGTGCGTGGAGGTGATAACGTCCCGAATGGAGCGACTTATGACGGAAACACTATTCCGAACCACAGCCATTCGTTGTCCATAGCATCTCAAGGTGGTGGAGCTGCGCACGAGAACCGCCCGCCGTTCTACACCCTGGCATACATCGCGAAGTTGTAATGAAGAGAACACTGGTCAGGTTTGGGCCTGAGGAAATCCTCACCGGCATTCAGCCGGCAGTGGTCCATGATGCCAATGCACTCTGGATTGATGGCAGAAATGTCATTTTCAGAGATGGTGCATTGCGACCTGAGCCCGGGCAGTTGCTGCTGTTTTCCAAGCCCGAGGCTGATATCATTATTGGCTTCGGTGAGTCCGAGCGTGGTGGTCGGCCGATACTGTACTACGGCACTCCGACCAAGCTGTGGAGAGTAGACCTCCAGGCCACGCCTGGCACTGAGGTCGACAACGTCTCACGGGCTGCAGGCGGAGCCTACACAGGGATTATAAATCAGAGTGGCGATCAGCTAGCTACTCGATGGAGCTTCCAGTCCTGGGGTGAGTGGATGATCGCTGCCAATGGGCGCGATGAACTCCAGTATCACAAGCCTTCCAACGCAGACTTCCTGAAGATCAGTACCCCGCCTGGAGGGGTGTCTTACTTCGAGCCTACAGCTCACGTAGCCGCAGGGGTCCCATTCAAGCCTCACTTCCTCGTTCGCGCGCGTGGAAGTATGCTGGCTTTTACGCACCATCTCCATGCTACTCCCTCGTCGGAGAATGAGATTCCTGAGGGGGAGCAGTATGTTTGGTGGTGTGACCAGAATAATATCTTCGATTGGCTTCCGAAGCGAACCAACGCTGCTGGAAGCTTGCTGCTAAGAGACGCTCCCAGCCCGATCATCTCTGCACATCCGATGCTTGATGGCGCAGCGGCTTATACGCTGACGACTCAGCATCTTATTCAGTTCATTGGTGATCCACTGTGGTTCGGCAACGTTCGGACTCAGTATGGCATCGGTGCCCTGGGGCACCACGCTGTAGTGCCTGTCGGACGGGTGCACTTCGGCGCTGGACCCCAGGGTATTTGGCGTTCAGATGGTACTCAATTCCAGTATATTGACCATCCTCTGGTTCGTGACTGGATGTTCAGACGTCTGAACAAAGAACAGTCTTCTAAGACTGTGGCCTGGCACGACCCGAGCCAAGAGCGCGTCATGTGGTTTTTCCCTGCAGATGGGTCGGCGGTTATCAATTCATCTATAGCTTTTGACTATTCCAGAGGGACTGTACATATTCCTGGATACGTTAGGTCAGCTGCCAGTATCATGGAGGCTTTTGACTACGGCATTACTGGCTCGCTGACTGGTGACGTCTACCGGCAGTCCTTTCTTGGAGTTGGGTCAAGTCCTACAGATGTTGTACCGATTCCTGTAAGCGCCACTGCAGCCCTTAATCTTGGGTATGGCCAGGGTGGCTATGGCCGACTTGGATACGGTGGCCGCTGGA